TCACGCGGGGATGATCCAGGCGGCGAAATCGCCGAAGCGGAACACCTCCAGCGCGCCCGGACCGAGCTCCTCGATGTCGATCGGCCGCTGCACCCCCGAGAGCGCGATCTCCTTCTCAACGATCTCCTCGGCGCTCACCCCGGCACGCACCTTGCCGGCTAGCGTCAGGCGGAGGTGGACGATCGCCTCATAGCCCGCCGGCGGCATGCACTTGTCGACGACGATCAAGGCGCCGCCCGGCCGCAGGAGCCGCCTGAGGCGGGCGACCAGCGCCGCCCGCTCGGCGACCGGCAGGAACATCAGCGTCAGGAACAGGATCGAGACGTCGTGCGGGGCGAAGTCGAAGGCGAGCGCGTCGGCCTCGACGACGCTGCCCGGCGCCTGGTAGCGCCGCGCGAGGTTGCGGCAGGGCTCGATGGCGACGAGCCGCGCCTCCCGCTCCTCGAGCGTCGCGCCGATCGCCCGGCCGACGTTGCCCGTCGAGGCGCCGATGTCGTAGACGAGCCCGCCCGGCGGGATGTAGTGGCGGGCGACCAGCGCCACTGCATCTGTCACCATGTCGTACCACGGCAGGTGTGCCCGGACGTGGCGATCGAAGTCCGGCAGGGTCTCGAAGGTCCAGTCGCTCACAGCGTCACCCCGAGCTGGCGGGAGAAGGCCGCGATCGCCTCGCCGGCGAGGCCCATGCGCGAGCCGTCCGGGTAAGGCAGGTCGAACTCGAAGACGAGCGCGTCGCGCAGCGCGCCGCGGTCGATCGGCCGCGGCCGCCGGCAGATCGCCGTCACGTTGTTGATGTGCCGGCCGATCGTCACTTCCTCGAAGCGGGCTTCGAACAGCGCCTTGAACTCGTCGGGCGCATGGAACTTCTGGATCTTCGGCGCCGCCCGCAGGTCGCCGAGCAGCGTCCCGGGCTCCTCGGCCGGGAACTGGATGCGGCCGCGCGAGGCGGCGGAGAGATGCCCGCCGCCGAGCACGCCGCGCCAGCCGGGATCGCCGTCGCCGCGCGCCGCCGCGAACACCGTCGTCGTCGGCCGGCAGAGGGCCGCGACGATCGCCACGAGGTGCGCCCGGTCCTCGGCGAACGGCACCGAGTTGAGCACGCTCGACAGCACGACCGAGGAGAACGCCCGACCGTCGGCGGCGGCCCGCAGCAGCGCGCGGGCGGACGCCCGCCCGGCCGCCGGGTCGGGCGCGTCGCCGGCGATCGGGAACGGCTCGAAGGCGAGAACGTCGATGCCGCGCGCGGCGAGCATCGCCGCCTCGTCACCATGTCCCGCGCCGAAGTCGAGGACGCGGCCGCCATAGGCGGCGCGCCAGTCCGCGAGGCTCGCGTCGAGATCGAAGTCGGTGGCGCGCCCCTTCCACACCGGGAAGACGAAGCCCGAGCCGAGGTGCTTCCGGCGCAGCCGCGCCCGGCGGAAGGCGTTGTAGCGCAGGAGGTCGGCCGAGACGCCGGCGAAGGCGAAGTCCATCGACAGCGCGTTCAAGGCGAGCCGCGCCGCCGCCGCGCGCCGGCGGCCGGGCACCACCACGCACGACGCCGCCGCGGCGCCGTCGACGGCGAGCCGGCAGAGCCGACCGGCGCCGTTGAGGACGCGGAGGCCCTCGTCGACGACGAGCGGATAGGCGACGCCGGCGACGAGGAGCGACCCGGCGACGCTCGCCATGTAGTCGTCGAACGGCTCCGGATTGGCGGCGAGAAGGTCGCCGATCGGGCGATCCTCCGCCGCGAGGCACGGGAAGGGATCGCGCGTGTCCGGCAGGGCCGCGAGCCGGCGGGCGAGCGCCGGCGCGTCGATCTCGCCGTGCCGCACGTCGCGCCCCCGGAAATCGTTGGTGGCGCGATTGAGCAGGATGTTGAGGCCGCGGCGCCGGCCGTCATCGGCGACCGCCACCGTCAGAACCGGCGCCTGATCGAGCCCGATCCGGCGGGCCTCCCGCGCCCGCTGGTGGCCGGAGAGCAGAAGGCCGTCCGGCGTCGCCACCAGCGGCAGCAGGAAGCCGAGCTTGGCGAGCGACAGCCGGACGAGCGCCAGGCGCTCGGGCGAGGCCTCGCGCGGGTTGTCCGCATCGGGGCGGAGGTCGGCGAGCGGACGGAGCGAGAGGCTCATAGCGCGAGCCTCCGCCGGATCTCCGCGAGCAAGGCCTCGCGGCCGAAGCCCGCCGCGTTCTGCAGGCCGCGTTCCCAGCGCCGGAACGCCCGGTCGGAAACGAGGAAGCGGTAGGAGCCGACGCTGATCCGCACCTCGATCGCGGACGCGCGGGCGGCGCGGCTGACGGTGTCAGCCGCCTTGGTCTTCCGAGCCATGAACGGCCCTTTCCTGGGCGCGCTCGCGGCGCTCGGGTGTGGGCTCGGGGGGCCTCAGGATGGTCAGGGTGCCACAGCGGCGGCACTTGATCTCGATCGCGTCGGCGATCGCGTTGCGGGCCGCGCGAAACAGTAGGGCGCGGCAGCGACCGCATCGTACAGACTCCACTTGTTAGGGTCCATCGTGCCAGTCTCCCCGCGCGGCCCTCGGGCCGTGGCGGGTCGACGCTGAGCACTCTTCCGTCGAGCGGGGTCTTGGCGCCAACCTCAGCCCCCGCGGCCGGCTCCCGCCGGCCCCCGTCTCCCCTCAGACGATCATCACCAGGTTGCCGAATGGATAGGCCGAGCCGCCGAACAGCGGCTCGATGCGGAGCACCGCGTCGATCACCTCCGGCGCCTCGCGGCAGAGGAGCCCGAACGGCTCGCCCGCGACGGCCGCCGCCCGGTCGGTGGCGAGGCGGCATTCCTCGCGGTCGAGGAGGTCGGCATCCGGCCCGTCGGTGACGGTGATCATCCAGTGACCGTCGGCGACGATCGCCGGCGTGATCAGCGGCGCATCGCCCGTCTCCGGATCGGGCTCGCCGTAGACCGCGTTGGCGTAGACCACGACAACGGGCACGACCGGGGCGGTCCAAACGTCGCCGGCGCGCAGGTGCGCCAGCGCGGCGACGGCGGCCGCCTCGTCGTCGTAGCGCATGAGGTTGTCGATCCAGCGCGTCACGGGTTCGCCTCCAGCCAGCTATGGGCCGCCTGGATCTCCGGGGTCGTCATGGCGCGCGGCACGTAGAACCAGCGGCGGAGCCAGCCCTCCATCGCGAACGTGCCGTCGGCGCGGCGGCCGAGCTGGAGCGTCGTGAGGCCGTCCGGAGCGACGACCGTGGTGTCCGGCACGCCGGCGACCGCGCCGGCGACGAGCCGCGCATCGCCGGCCTGCCACGCCATCGACTGCCGGACGATCTGGCCGGCGGTCACGGCGCCGGCGAGGTAGATGTTGGCTTCGAGCGCCCCCTCGCTCATGACGATGCCGGCAGCAGGGTTGCCGGCATAGCTGGCGAACAGGGCGACCTCGTTGTCGATCGTCCCGTCGGACAGCGAGGCGATAAAGGCGTTACCGAGCGCCGACGGCACGGCGGCCGGCAACAGGTACTCGCTCAAGAGCGTGCCGGCGGCGCCGAACCAATCGCCGAGCGCCGCGGAGGCGGTATCGGGGGCGCGGGTGAGCGCCGACGTGCCGACCAGGTACTCGGACGGCAGGTAGGAGGTCTGCGTCAGGGTTGGGCACTCGATGTCGATCCAAAAGTCGCAAGGCGTGGCGGCGGCGATGATGCCGGTCGCGAACAGGAAGCGCAGGAACGCCGTGCCGGCGCCGACCGTGAGCGACTTCGACCGCCGAAGATGGGCGAGCGGCGCGACGCCGCCGAGGTTGCTCGATCGCAGGAGGGTGTTCGCGGCGTCCGTTTCCCAAACGGCGATGCTCAGCGAGCCCGCGTCGAGGCCGGTGCCCTGTCCCCCGAACCGCGCCGCGTGGGTCCAGATCTGGCCAGGCGCTGCGGCCACCGTCAGTGAGGGATGGAAGAAGCCGATGAACTGGAAGTTGCTCGTCGGCGCGCCGACGTAGTGGATGCGCAGGCGCGGCCGACCGCTCGACGTGTCGAGCGAGAGAGTGCGCGTCAGGCCGGCGGGCGCCGGGATGCCCCATCCGGTCGGCGGCGTGCCGGGACTTCCCGTCACCAGCCCGGTCATCAGGCTGTTGACGCCCTGGTAGGTTACGAGGCGCTCGATCTGGAGACCGAGCGCGACGCCGGCGTCGTCATGATCGGTCGCGATCACGTCGGCCATAAGTGTCTGGTACTTGCCGGCCGCGTCCCGTCGCCCGCGCGTCCCCGCACGAGGGTGCGCCAGCTTCACGTCCGGCGTGGAGATCTCCCCGCCCTGGCCGGCACCGGCAGGCTCGCGGTAGGAGAGCCAGCGGGCGAAGTCGTCGCCGGCGGTGGCGTCGGGGAGCACCCACTCCGGCAGGTAGAGATCGCTCTCCGCCCACGCGCCGCCGAACGGCCCCCGCCGCGCCCGCGCCCGCACCGTCCGGTGTCCGCGGCCGAGGGGGCCGAGTGGCACGACGGCGGCGCCGTCGGCGGAGGGGGCGATCATGCTCACGGCGTGGTGTTGCCCGCCTCGATCGTCGCCAGCAGCGCCGCGGCCTCGGCCGCGAAGGCATCGAGCGCGCCGGCGAGCGCCGGCCCGTCCACGGCCTCCGCGATGGCCGCCAGCGTCTCCACCTCGAGCCCGTCGATCTCGCCCACGGCCGCCTCGGCGGCGGCCTCGCGCGTGAGGATCAGGGCGGCGAGCGCCGGCACGGTGAGGCCCCGCGCCGCCGCCTCGCGCGCGAGGACGGCGACGTCCTCCGGCGCCGGGCTCTCGCCGGCGTCGACGATCCGCTGGGCGACGATCGCCTTGGCGCGATAGGCGTAGAGCTTGCCCGCGTGCGCCGAGAGCGCGGCCGCCCTCAGCGCCTCGGTCCGCTCGCGCACATGGTCGGCGAGCGCCGCCGCGAGGGCGACGGGATCGTCTACGACGGCGCCGAGGCCGACCGGCGCTGCCAGCGTCAGCACCGGCACCGAATAGGCGTCCGGCGGAATGGTCTGCCAGTCCTCGTGCGTGGCGAGCACGAGGCCGGTGGAAAGGTCGATCGCGGCTTTCATGGCGCTCCTCAGGCGATGCGGACGAAGCTGTTGGCGTTGCCGACGGTGTTGGCCGCCGGCGAGCAGACGAGCGAGCCGGTCGCGCCTTCCAGGTCGATGTAGCCGCCCTCGTTCGCGACGATCGAGTTCGCGGCGGACGGCGCGCCGAGGTGCGGCGCGAGCTTCCCGTCGATCCGCCCACCGTTCGCGCCGAGGTTCACGGTGTTGCCGCTCAACGTCACGCCGGCCTGGATGTCGATCGTGCCTTCGTTCTCGACCCAGAGGCCCCACAGGTTGCAGCTGGTGACGGTCGCCCCGCCGATGCGGATCGAGCCATTGCCGCGGGCGGCGACACCCCGCTTCGCATAGGCGAGCACGCGCTGGTTCGGGGCCGCGGAGCCGTCGAGCCAGATGCGGCCGCGGTTGTGGCTGCGGGCCAACTCGTCGCAGTGGGCGATGAAGAACTCCGGCCCGGCGTCGATCTGCCCCGTGATCTCGGCGGCGAGGCCGGCGCCGTTGCCGCCGGCGATCGCGCAGCCGATGGCGGCGACCCGGCCGAGCGTGACCCGGCCCTCGACGGCGACGACGCATCCGAGGTTGAGCCCTGCACCCGTGCCGTCGTGGTCGAACAGGATGTTGTCGACGAGGCCGAGCCCGCCACGCTCGACGATGATCCCCGACGCGCCGGAGATCGTGAGGATGGTCGCGAAGCGTGCCCGCACGAGGGCGCGGGTGGCGGCGATCGTTGCGGCGACGTCCGCGGCGATCGGAAAGGCGCCCGGCAGCGGCGCGCCGACGATCTTGATCCGAGGGCCGTCCGGGTGCCACACGCGCACGTTGGCGATCGCGTGGATGCCGGCGGCGATCTGGATCGTCACATAGACGTCGGGGGAGATCATCGCTCCATAGAGGCTGTCGTGGGCTTCCTGCAGCGTCGCGAAGTCGGCCGGCACGTTGATGGTCGTGTCCGCCGCAATGAGCCGCGCGCGGCCGTTGATCGCGAGGTTTTCGAGCGCCGTGAACCGCGCGTCGAAATCTGCGATCGCGTCGAGCAGCGCGTGCATCCGCGCCGCGGCGGCCTCGTGCGAGGCGGTCGCCGCCTCCAGGCGATCGGTGATCGTGCTCACAGCGCGGTCTCCATGTTGGCGGTCCACTTGCCTTCCAGCACGCGCAACCGGATTTCCTGGTCGATCTCGGCGACGACGCGCATCGCCATCGCCTCGACGAGGACGGCGATCGGCGCCACGAAGGCGAGGTCGAGGTCGGGCGCACCGGCCTCGACGGTGACGCTCCCGGCCGGCAGCCCGACGAGTGACAGCGTCAGCGCCATGGGCGCCGTCACGCCGGGCGAAAGCGCCAGGATGCCGTCGCCGCGCCAGGCGATCGCGACGAGCGTTCCATCCTCGGCCAGCCAGCCGATCTCGCGCACGGTGAAGGCCTCGGTCGGCTCGGCGACGGCGGTGACGGCGAGGCGCGCCGGCTCCAAGGCCGTGCCCGACAGGATGGCGATCGGCCCGAGGCGCGGGTTGTCGAGCGCCGTCGAGGCTTCGGTCGGCGCCGTCTCGCCGTCGCCGAGCACCACGTGGGTGAGCCGGAGCGTCAGGCCGAGGTTCGCGGCGTCGACCGCGCGCGCGAGGCCGGCCGTGGTGAGAAGGGTTTCGACCGCGAGCGCCATCAGATCACCTCGATCTCGACCGCCTCGCCGACGATGCCCGTGACGGCGATCGACGGTGCCGCCGCCGAGGTGACGATCGCCGGTCCCGCGGTGATCGCCGGCGCCGGGATCATCTCCTCGGCCGCGAGGCAATCGACGGCGATGAGGAGCACCACCGTAACCGCGCCCGCGACGGCCAGCTCCGGCCGGGTCGCGATGCCGAACCGCGTCGGTCCGTCCTGCGACCAGCGCTTCATCGCGTCGACGATGCGGCGCGCCTGGCGCTGGGTGGCGTCGTTGACGAGCGGCCCGCCCTCCTCGGGGATCACCTGCCGCTCGGCCCACACCGTGATCTCGTAGGTGTTGGGCGCGCCCTTCGGCGTCGTCCGGTGCCACTGCACGACGTCGGCTTCGAGCCCGACGAGGGCGAGGCCGCGGCGGATGCCGGCGACGCGCCCGCGCGCCGCATTGATGGCGACCGCCTCGGCCAAGAGCGCCCGCGCCTCGGCCTCGGGCAAGCCCGGCTCGATCAGGTCGGAGATGCCGGCGGCGGCGATCTGCGCCGGCAGCGCGGCGGCGATGACGGTCGCCGGATCGGTGAGGAGAAAGCGCGTCAGCGGCCCCGCGCGCAGCAGGGCCGCCACGGTCTCGACGATCGCCCGGCCTCGCGGGTCGGCGACCGCCGGCGGCGTCAGACGCGCCGCGTCGAGGTCGCCCCATCGGACGGGCGCCGTCATGCGGCCCCCACGAGGTGGACGTCGACGGCGATCGCGCCGCACCGGCGGACCTCGTGCGCCGCGAGCGCCTGGTATGCGAGGTCGGTCTCGCAGTCGACGACGCCGACGAGCGCCTTGACGGCGGCGAGGATCTCCGAGGGCGCGATCGATCCACCGAGCCGCTGCCCCCACCCGTCCGTCACCGCCCGCGCCGCGGCGGTGGCGGCGGCCGAGAGCGCGGCCGGCATGCGGTCGACGCGCACCGTCAGCGTCACGTCGAAGTCGACCGGCTCGGGCACGAGCACGAACACGTCGTCGCCCATCGGCCGCACGGTCTCGTCGTCGAGCGCGGCGAGGATTTCCGCCCGCTCGGGCTCGGTCGGCAGGCCGTGCGCCATCAAGGGATAGATCTCGATGACGCCGGGCGACGGGCGGATGACCGCGACGTCGGCGATCGCCGCGTTCACGCCGAGCACCCGCGTGCGGTAGCCGCCGCGCGGGCCGGCGCCGGAAAGGAGCAGGTTCGCGGCCGCCGCCCGCGCCCGAAGACGCTCGTCGTCCTCGCGGTCGGCGCCGTCGCCGGTCGCCTCGACGTTGACGGCGGACGCGACGCCGGCGACGGGATCGAGGATCGAGGCGATGGCGCCGGCGCCCCAGCCGTTGCCGGCGCTGCCGGCGGTGGTCGCCCGCGCCACGGCCTCGCCCGCCGTCGCCCCGGCCGGGATCACGAGGTCGGCCTCGGTGGCGAACACGATCGCCCCGCCCTCGGCGCCGACGCGCGTTCCGGCCGGCACGGTGACGGCGACGGGCGAGACGGCGGCGAGCGTGAAGCGCAGCGTGCAACGGGCGGCGGAGGGCAGCAGGCGATAGCTCGCGTTGTTGGCGGCCGCCACGTCGAGGAAGTCGCCCGCCGCGAAGGCGATCAGGCTCTGCTCGATCGCCGCCTGCTCCTCCTCGGCCCGGAGCGCCAGCATGTAGGCGATCGTTTCCAGGAGGAACATTTCCGCTTGGCCGTCATAGAGCGTGCGCCCGGTCAGCGCCTCGAACTTGGCGACGGCCGCCGCCAGCAGCGCCGTCGCCTCGGTCTCGAAGAACGCCGGCGGGCCAGCGGCCACGACCTCGGCGAGCGTGACGGACTCGACCACGGCCTCAGGTGGCGACATAGTCGACCTCTGTGCGGCGAATCTCGTCGGCGATGCTCTCGACGGGCCGCCAGAAGACCGGGATCGAGAAATGGTGGAAGGCGACCATCGTCACCTGCACGTCCTCGACGACGATGCGCTTGCACCAGGTGGTGAGCGCCGTCCACACCTCGCGCGTCATCGCCGGCACGCCGACGGCCGGCGGCCGGTCGACGTAAGGCGCGAGGTCGCAGCCCTTCTCGGGGTTCAGCGGCACGCTGCCCTTCGGCGTCAGGATGAGCGAACGGATCTCCTGCTCGAGGTCGTCGAGCCCGACGACGACCTCACCCGACGCCAGCCGCGAGCGGTCGAGGGCGAGCTGCCAGTGCAGATGCGTGATGGACCGGCGATCGACGAGCATGCGGCAAGGATGCGCGCGGGCGGCGGTGCGGTCCGCATGACGGGGTCAGCGGAAGCTATTGAAGCATCCGTTATATTGCCGAGTTGAGGCCTGCGATCGATCATGCCGAATCAACTGGCGATCGCGTGAGTGGAGGTATCCGTGACGCTTTCACCAGAATTCGCGCAGGCGTTCTCGCTTTTGCATCCGACAGCTTGGCGGAAGGTGGACGCTTTAAAGCGAAAGCACGGTCGATTCGTGCATTACACCACAGCGGAAGCCGCTGCCAAGATGCTTCTTAGCAAGCAAGTATGGATGCGGCGTACGCTAATAATGAATGACTTTATGGAGACAGAATACGGACTTCAGTTGTTGTTGGAAGCATACAACAGAGACGTCGGAAAAGAGTTCCAGACCACCCTTAATGAGATTGCGCCGGATTTGGCAACTCAATGCGCGCAGTCGTTCGACGGATGGCTCCATATCTTTAAGCGCGAAACCTACATGTCGTGCATCTCTGAGCACGACGATGATGAGGATGCGCTGGGGCGACTTTCAATGTGGCGAGCCTATGGAAATACGTCCGGCGTCGCAATTGTGTGCAACAATACTCCGTTTGTTGCGGACTCGGATGCGCTGAAAGCTTATTCAAGCCCGGTTGCGTACTTCACCTCGCATCAATTTAATGATGAATTCCGAGAAATAACCCATAATCTTCGGAAAAACATCTCGCTCTTTAGAGCCTTGCCCGAAGGCGCTCTGCGCGGAATGATCTTCAATGTGTATCGATTTGCCATGTTGAGCACAAAGCACCCAGGTTTTCACGAGGAGCGCGAGTGGCGCATTATATATACACCGAGCTTCGATAAATCCCCACACATCAGCTCTTCCGTAGAAATATTAAACGGAATTCCTCAGCATGTTTGTAAAATTCCACTTAAGAATATACCGGAAGAACATTTTTTTGGAGCGGATCCATCTGAGATTGTCAGTCGAATCATAGTCGGCCCTACAAAGCATCCATACGCATCTTATGCAGCGTTTGTCTCTATTCTTTCTGAAATAGGCGTTTCGGACGCAAGTAAGAAGGTAGTCGTATCAGAAATACCATTGCGGCAATAGCGTTTATAGAGCGAATACCTTTGCCGCCGAGCCAAGAGCGGCATCACCCCCACTGTCCAGGTCACCCCGCCGGTGTACCAGCTCGCCACCGTCGCCTCCGAGGTGCACATCGCCCTCGAGGACGATGGTCGCGGCCTTGATCCGCACCTCGCCGGCACTCTCGATCGTGATCGCGCCTTGGCTCGTGACGGAAACCGCCCCGGTCGCCGTGTTGATGGTGACGTCGAGGCCGGCGCTGACGATGCGCACCTCGTCGGCACTGCCGAGGGGCGACGGATCGCCGTCTGAGTGAACGCCGCCGATGACCGCCCCATCCTCGCCACGCCAGTCGACGAGGCAATTGACCTGGCTGCCGACGGGCGGCATCGCTGAAATCGAAACCTTGCCGACCGAGGCCTGATTGACGTTGAGCCAGAACGAGACGACGCCGTCCTCGTCGGCGAACTCGACACGGGCGCGGCCGCGGCCCGCGTCGACCTCGCGCACCAGGCCGCGCTTGTAGGGCGAGCTCGTCTCGCCGTCCGTCACCCGCGGTCGCGCCATCTCAAGCCCCCTTGATCTCGATCGCCGTCGTGTAGCCGCCGCGGCTCACCCGGTGGCGGGCCGAGGCGATCAGCCAGCGGCCGGCGTACTTGCCGAAGCCGGTCCCGAGCGCGATCACCTGACCGGACACCAGCAGCGGGTCGCCGACGAGGTCGAGCGAGCCGGTGCGCCCCTCGGCGTTCGCCGCGTCGAGCCGCGATTGCGCCAGCCGCCGCGCGTGCGCCTCGTCCTCGATCCGCTCGTCGATCGTCAGCGTGTCGCCGGTCTTCACCCTGAGATCATCGGCCTCGACCGTCACGAGCTGCTTGCGGTCCGGATCGAGGTACTGCACCCGCGCCTTTGAGAACGTCCGGTGCGTCGGCTCGGCGAGCCGCCAGCGGGTGATGCCCGTTCCTGCCGCCAGGCTGAAGGTCCGCACCGGCTCGGCGCCGGCGACGGAGGCACGCGAGGTGAACACGCAGTGCGCGCCCTTGGCCGTGAAGTAGTGCCCGGTGTCCTCGGCGAGCCGTGTCAGGAATTCGAGGTCGCGCTCGCGCCGCTGCGTCACCCGCTTGAAGCGGATGTCGTCGATCGTGCCGGAAACGCTCATGCCGTTGCGTGCCGCCACCTTGCCGGCGATGTCGGCGAGGCCCTGATCCTCATAGGCCTCGGTGCGCTTCGTCCGCAGCGCAGAGGAAGGCTTGGCGGAGAGCGCCCGGAAGGTCAGCACGTCTCCGCCGGCGCGGTCGCCGGAGGCTTCGGGCTCGTCGACCTCGAACTGCCCGCACGGCATCATCGGGCCGCCGAGATAGCCGATCCAAGCCTCGCAAAGGTCGCCGTGCTCCGGCCGCCAGGCGCCGCGCCAGAGGCCGAGGTCGTCGCGCAGCGTCACCTCGATCTCGTCGGCCTCGCCGTGCAGCTTGTCCTCATAGGCGAAGTCGAGGACGTGCGGGTCGAGGTCGGCCGTCACGTCGCGGCCGTTGATCACCAGGCGGAGGACGGGTTTCGGGACGGTGACCATGTCAGCGCTTCCAGCCGATGTCGGGTGTTCCCGATGTCGGCCACTGGGAAGAGCTGGAAGCGGTGAGCATCACCGCTTCCAGGGCGGGAGTTGGTCCGGCGCGATCGACGGCTCCTCGATCACCGGAATGCGCAGCGTCGCCGGCCGGGTGAAGACGAGCGGCAAATGCGGCTCGGCCACCAAGTGCGGGTCGGCCGCCGTGCCGCGCCAGGCGTCGAACAGCGCGCCGAGCAGTGTCGCCCGGTTCGCCCGCACGATCGGCCCCATGCGGCCGGCGTCGCCATAGTAGCGATAGGCCAGCAGGTCGAAGCGCTCGCCGGTCGCCGTCTTGTGGGTGAAGTACTCGGCCGCCATCGCCTCACCTTTCGGTCAGCGGGTTGACGAGCGCGCGGGTGATCAGTGCCGGCGCCGTGCCGAAGGCGAGCCCGGCCGGGATCGGCGCCTCGGTCAGCGTCAAGGTCGCCTCGATCCGGGTCGGCTGCCCCGCGGCCGTCGTCTTCAGGTGCGTCACGTCGAGGGCGCGGGCGACGTAGGAGAGCGGCCGGCGGCCGCCGTTGCCGGCGACGAGCGGCATCGGCGTGCGCGCGGCGATCGCCGCCTCGAGCTTCGCCAGTTCGTCGGCCGGCTCGCACCACGCCTCGTCGAAGAAGAAGTCGAGCCGGCGCGCGCCGAGCGCATCGCCCATGTCCTGCAGCACCGGCGTCCCGCGCACCACGGGGTGCTCGGCATAGTCGACCGCCCGCCCGACGCCGGAGCCGGTCGGCGCCGTCAGCGGCGAGAGGCCGAGGGGAATATCGCCGAGGAGTGCGAACATGGGCTAGCCTCTAGGAAACGTGGGAGGGGGCGATGGCGGACGACAGCGGCGGCAAGAAAAGTGGAGAGGCTGCGCACTCCAACGGGTGGGAAGGCCCTTGGTACCTATTACTTGGAGGGCTCATGCTAGCTCTCCTCTTAGTGTTTGCCATGGGAGCTCCTGATACGTTTTGTGACGGGGATCCAAAGATCTCTGGTGAGACGACGGCCGCCTGTGTAAGGGGTTGGCTTGAAGCATTGGGGCCCTGGATTGCGATTGCTGTCGCATGGCTAGCGCTTCGGCCCGCTTATTCTCAGCTATCTGTCCTGCTTCAACAGAGCGCCATTGGAGCTCTCGCCGTTATTGATCGAAATATCGATCAGATTGAGGAATTTAGAATATCCCTCGTAAGAATATCCGATATGGCCGTCGATTTCCGAAGTCGCTGGAGGCAGAGGATATCAAACAATTTGGATCTAGATATCATTAGAACCCTTCAATCGTTGTCATCCGATATTTCTCTTAACGAGAAAATAAGGACATTTTCTAGAATGGGCCATGAGCTAAAGATATTCTCCTCGGAGAGCATCAAAGACGAAACACTCGCGCGGTTTATCAACTGCGTTACAATTCTGAGGGTGATTGCCCTTCATTGCACGAGTGATCCCGGTAGAAATTACTTAATCTCTGAGAAATTCGGAACAGACAAGGTGGAGCTAAGAACGGCACGGGATATTGATCTATTGTTGATTAGTTTGCTGAAATCGATTGAAGATTTGGTCGGAGAGTCATCGCCTGATCTCCACAAGATGGAAGATCGACGTTCTCTCCTCCAAGTGACGGCACTCGGCAATTAGGCGCTCAATGCTCCCTTCTCTCCCTCCGGCCTCGCTCCCGCTCCAGAAGATCCGCCAGCGTCCTGACGTGCTCCCGTAGCGCCGCCTCGATCTCTGCCTTCACGTCCGCGCCGGCGTTGCCGTTGATGGTGATCGAGAGCGGCGCGTGAAGCGTCACGCCGCCGCCCGCCGGCGCGACGGCCGCCGGCGGCGCGCGGAAGCCGGGCGCGGCCGCGGCCGGCGCCAAAGGCCCGGCGATTGCCGCTGCCGCCATCGTCGCCGCCGCCGCCCGCCGCATCGCCTCGACCATCGGTGCGGCGCGGATCGAGGCGGCGATCGTCTCGCCGAACTTCAGCTTGTGGATGTCCGACAGCGGCCCGACCTTCGCCGGGCTCGACGGCAGATAGGCGCGCACCTCGGCCATCGCCGCCCGAACCGCCTCGACGACGACGGCGGCGCGGGCGCGGATGCCGGCCGCGAGCGTCTCCATCAGCCGGGCGCCGTGCATCGTGAGGTCGACGCCGGCGACGGCCGCCACCACCTGCGCCATCGCCGCGGCCACGATGGCCGGCAGCCCCCGCGCCGCCGCCTCGATCCCGGCGAGCGCCGCCATAGCCGGCCCGGTGTCGACGGCGGCGATCTTGTCCGCGTTCGCGGCGATGATGCCGGTGAGCCGGGCGCTCTCCTTCAAGGCGGCCGGATTGGCCGCATCGAGCGCCGCCGGCAGCCGCTCGGCCGCCGCGGCCGCCGCCTCGATCGGCGCGGCTGCCGCGCCGCTGCCGAACCACGCGCCGACGTCCGGCATCGACGGGATGATGGTCGACCAGTCCCAGTCCGGCAGCACGTCCGACCAGCGGAAGTCGCCGATCAGCGCCGCGAGATCGAGCCGCGGGACGATCGCCGACCAGTCGAGCGCCGGCAGGAGCGCCGACCAGTCGAGGGTGATGTCGCCGGCGGCGAGCGCGGTGAGCTTGTCGAGACCCGCGACGAGGAGCTCGACGCCGGCGACGACCGCGTCGAGCCCGAGCGCGGCGATGTCGGCGAGGACGCCGGCGACGCGCCCGAGGCCCTCCGCGAAGGCCGCGAGCTGCCCGCTGTCGGCGCCGCCGAAGAGCGTCCCGAGCCTTTCGAAGACGCGGCCGAGGCGCTCGCCGATCCGCCCGAAGGCCTCGCCGATCCGCCCGAACCGCTCGCCGATCGAGGAGACGCGCGCCCCGATCGGCTCGACGGAGGCCGCGAACCCGGACGTGATCGACGACCACACGCCGGAGAACCAGGTGCTCGCGCCGGCCCACGCCGATTGCACGCCCGCCCAGGCTTCCGACGCGGCGGCCGTGAAGGCGGCCGACCAGCCTTCCGGCGGCGTGATCGACGCCCAAACGTCGGCGAGCCAGCGGCCGGCTGCCTCGGCCGCCGCGACGACGCCGTCCCACGCCGACGACAGCCAGTCGAGCACCGGTTGCCAGTCGTCGACGAGGACATAGATCGCGGCGCCGACGGCGGCGATCGCCGCGACGACGAGGCCGATCGGCGCAAGCACCAGGGGCGCGATCATCGCGAGGCCGAACGCCACCTGCGCGATGCCGCTCGCGATCATGGCGAGCGCCGGCGCGAGCGCCAGGCCGGCAACCACGGCCGCGAGGTGCTCCCAACCGCCGACGGCGTCGGCGAGCCACGCGAGGCCGGAGCCGACCTCCGCGAGCACGTTGACGACGCCGCGCGCGATCTCCCATGCGGCGGTGAGCGTGGTGACGATCGTGTCGGAGACCTGCCGCGCGAGCTCGGCGAGCGTCCCGTCGGCCGACATTCGGTTGACGACGTCGAGCACCTCCTTGAGCTTCGACTTCATGAAGTCGAAGAGGCCGGCCTTGTTGATGGCGAGTTCGAACTGCAGCCAGGCGTCGCCGATGTTGGCGAGGATGCCGTCGAAGGACTTCGACATCTCGGTCGATGCGCCGGCGTACTTCGATCCCATGGTCTCGATGAGCTTCTGGATAACGTCGCGGCCGAGCTTGCCGTCGGACGCCATCTTCTGGAGCGCGGCGCCGGACTTGCCCGTCGCCTCCGAGAGCAGATCCCACACCGGCACGCCGCGCTCGAGGAGCTGCATCGCCTCTTCGCCCTGCAGCTTGCCCTTGGTCCAGGCCTGCCCCATGGCGAGCACGATGCCGGACAGGTGCTCGGCTCCCTTGCCGTTGGCGGCCATCGTGTCGAGCAGCGCCTGCATCGTCCCGTTGGTCGGGTCCATGCCGAAGGAGCGCAGCTGAACGTAGCTCTCGACCACCTGGTCGAGTTCGAGCGGCGTCCGCGTCGCGAAATCGGTGATCCAGTCGAGCGCGGCGGAGCCTCTCTCGGCCGAGCCCTCCAAGGCGGCGAGCTGCACGCCGTAGCGTTCGAACTGCCGGCCCGGTTCGATCAGCGCCTTCGCCGCCGCCACGGCCGAGGCGGCGACGCCGACCGTCGCCGCGCCGGCCACCGCGAGGCCCTTCGCCGCCCGCCCGGCGCCGGACGTGACGTGGCCCCAGCCGCGCGCCGCCAGCGCGTTCAGCTTCTCCTGCGCGCCGATGATGCCGCGGATGACCCGCGAGGCGCGGTCGACCGCCTCGAAGACCATCGCGACCTTCATGTCGGCCATGGGTAGCGATCTCCCGTCAGCGGCCCCGCGCGCGGCGCTCGATCGCCTCGTCGACGAGCCGGTCGTAGTCGTGCTGCGCGGCGAGCCAGAAGGCGAACTCGTCTTCCGCCATCGCCATCAGCGCCCCGTGCTCCCAGCCGCGAACGACCATGTGGACATGGTCGAGAGGCGACGACGGCGCACGCGGCGGCGGCGCCTCGCCGTCGCCGCTCAGTCGTTTCCCGCGGCGTCCTCGTCGTCGCCGCCGACGAACAGGCGCTTGATCAGCGCCGCGCTGTCGTCGTCGGGCACGAGGTCCTCGATGTCGGAGAGGGTCAGCTTCTCGCCGTCGAACCGGACGTTCTGGGCGATGTAGACGACCTGCATCTTCTGCGCGTCGTTGCCGGCGACCTTGGCCGCCCGCATGATCAGCCCGTGCGGCCGGAAGGCCGGGAAGCTGGCGACGATGCCGGTCTTCGGCAGCGTCATGGTCTCCTGCCCGTCGTGCGCCGCCTTGTGCGCCTTCAGCCGGTCGATGACGGACGTGCGGTTGGCGATCGGCTCGGGGGTCTGGTCGTTCATGTCTCGCTGCTCCTGCAAATCTGCTGTGGGTGTCAGGGGTTCGGGCGGTCAGCGCGGCCAGACGTTCTCGCCGGCGACCTTGTGGCGCTGGCGGAAGACGTCGATCTCGACGATCGGGCTGTTGGAGTTCGAGGCCCGCTGCCGCAGGTAGATGCAGGAGGCCGTGGCCTTGTGGCCGGCGAGGTCGCCGAGCTTCAGCCCGCCGTACTCGTGACCGATGAAGAGCAGCCGGACGTGGGTGATCAGCCGGTGCGAGCGGTCGACGTCGAGGCCGTCGGCGCCCCAGACGTCCACCTTCTTGTGGAGCTGGAAGGCGAGCGCCTTCGTCGGGTTCAGCATCTGGAGCGAGAGGTCGGCGTCGATCGCCTGGAACTCGATCGCCGCCTCCATCGCCTGCACCGGCCGCGCCGGCGCCTTGAAGACGGCGACCATGCCGAGGGTCTCGTGCTCGATCGTCTGCATCTCGATCTTCGGGATCGAGAACTCCTTGACGATGCCGACCAGCGAGTTGTCCTCGAGATAGGCCTCGGCGTCGGTGATCTGGGCGTAGCTGTACATCGGTGCCTCCTACGGGCGGAGCGTCGCGGGCGGTGCGTCTCGGCGCGTCAGAACGTGCCGCTGTCGGCGGTGGCGAGCCCGAGCGGATCGGCGATGAGGTCGATGTTGATCCCGCGCTCGACGGTGACCCGCTCCATGATCCCGATCGGCGCGTATTCGAGGCCGTAGTAGAACCAGCCGTCGGCGGCGGACGCGACGGTCGTGCGGGTGCGGTCGAACCAGAACCGGCCGTCATAGAGCGCCGGGTCCTGGCCCGACGACGGGTCCATCGCCGTCTTCGAGCGGATGAAGGCGTTGATCGTCTCCTCGACGCTTTCGAGCATCGCCGGCGAGGCGTTCCGGTCGACGATCTCGTCGAGGTAGTAGAGGATCGCCTCGTCGAGCATGTCCTCGATCAGCTGCACGTGCAGGAAGTTGCGGATGTCCGACGAGGTCGGATAGGCGGCCGAGCGGTTGCCCGCGGTGTGCGGCCCCTTGCCCCAGCGCTCCTGCGTGGTGACGATGCCGGCGGCGCGCAGGAGCTGCGCATCGGAGGTCGGATCGCCCGGCACGTAGAGCACCGGCGTCGCCGTGCCCTCGATCCCGTAGATCGGCCGGTTGCTCGGGCTGTGGTGGTAGCCGTACTCGAGGATCGACGACAGCCACACGCCGAGGAGGCGCGAGGAGTACGGGTCGGCGACGATCGCGCCGGCGGTGACCGGGTCGGCGATCATGACCTCCGGCCAGCACAGCACCATCCGGCGCGAGGCAGTCTGCCAGTCGAACTCGCCGTCGGCTCCGCGCGCCTCGATCACGTCCTGTCGCGTCGCGGCCGCCGGCGCGTCGAGGAAGGCGCGGGCGCGGATGCGGTTGCAGATCACCTCGAGCTCGGCGCGCACGCCCGCGAGCCCCGTGAAGCCCGGCGTATGGACGAACTTCGGGAACCACCCGAACTTCTGGAAGCAGCCATAGGCGCCCTTGAGGCCCGACGGCTTGCCGGCCGCGTCGAACGTCCCGTTGATGGTGAGGTTCGTGACCTTGGTGGGGTCGGGCGCGTCCTCGGCATCCTTGTGGACGGCCGGGTCGAAGACGTTGCGCACCACGATCGTGCCGACGCCCTTGGTCAGCCCCTGGTCGAAGATCGCGTCGAGCGCCCGCGGGATGGTGTAGCCCGCCGTCATCGGCCCGAAGAACGACGCCGCCTCGGCCGCGGAACGGACGATCACGTCCGTCTCGACATAGTCCGCGCGCGCCTCCGGCGTCGCGTGCACGAGGTGGACCGGCGCCGTGCCGACGAGATAGGTCGTCGCCGCCTTGACCTCGCGGACGGTCGTCGCGCCGACCGGGCGGTCGACGATCTCGGGGCCGAAATAGGGATCGGTGCCGGCCATCGGCTACTCCTTGGGTGCGCGGCGGCGCGTCGCGCGGGCCGCGGGCTTGCTGTCGGAAGGGTCGGCCGCCGCCGGCGCGGCCGCGGGCGCGACCGGCTCGACCGGCTCGACCGGCGCGGGCTCGGCCGCTGTCGCCGTCAGCCGGCGCGCCGCGACGAGGCGGGCGACGGTCGCGTGCGCCGGCATCGCGTAGGTGCGGCCGGGCACGAGCACCTCGTCGAAGACGACGCGGCGGCCGCCGGTGCCGTCGGGCACCGCGAGCGTCAGCCCCATCACCGGCCCGGCGTAGCGGTAGCGCGTCATGGCAGCCGACCCGCGCCGGCGAAGGTCGTCACGCGCGGCGGCGTCGGCCGCGGCACGGCGCGCACCAGCGCGCGCACCTCGACCAGCCAGTGCCAGACGCCGCCCGACTGCTCGACGAGTTCGTCGCGGGTGATTTCGAGGCCGACGCCGCCGGCGCCGGGCACCGCCGGTGCGCCTTCGAGTGCCAGGCGCACGTCCTCGATCGCCCGATAGCTGCCGCCCTCGCCGCGGAGGTCGCGCAAGTAGAGGTGGACGGCGAAGACCGGCCGTCGCACCTGCCCACCGCCGCCGAGCCCCTCCGGCCGGTCGTAGCGGGAGCCGGTGTAGTGCACGAGCGCGATGTGCGCGGCCGAGGCGAGGTCGAAGGCCTCCGGCTCGGCCGGGAACGGCTCGATCCGCCACGACGTGCCGAGGCCGGCCGCGAGCAGGGCGAGGATGCGCGTTTCGATGGCGCCGATGACGCCGGCCAGCTGATCGGTCGCCGCGGTCATCGGACGGGCTCCCGCCAGCCGTCGAGCAGCGCCTCGGCGCGGCGCCGGCCGGGCGCGGCGAGCACCTGGCCGATCGGGCCGTCCGGTGCCGCCGCGGCGACCGAAGCCGGCGCCGGCAGGTCGAAGCGGCCGGCCTGGATGTCTTTGAGGCGAGCGATCGCGTCGGTGTAGCGGGCGCGGACGTCCTCGGAGACCTGGCTCTTGTTGCCGCCCTCGTCGCGCAGCCGGAAGCGGGCGAGGTCGAGCGCCGCGTCGACGAGCGTCGACGGCTGCTCGGCCGGGGTGAGGTCGGCCGCCCAGGGATGGCGCGCCAGCACGTAGCCGCTGACGATGTCGTCGGCCCAGGCGATCGCCGTCTCGATCCGCGCGGTGTCGAGCGCGCGGCCCTGCGGATGGTTCCACGAGCCGGTGCCGGCGATCTGGTGAAGCTCCTGCTCCCCCAGCCGCGCGACCATCATCTCGACCGTCAGAAAGCGCGCCATGGTGTCCCCGTCACCCAGTCCCAAACAGGCTCTTGCGCCGTCAGGCTTCGCCGAGGACGCCGAGCGCGACGAGCGTCTCAGCCTCGGCCTCGGTCAAATCGATCGTCCCGCCGATCGCGTAGCGCCGGCCGTCGCGCTTCAGCGGCGAGCGGACCGGATAGGCGCGGATCTCTGGCGCATCGGGTGGTGACAGCGCGGCCGCCCCCGCATCCGCGCTGCCGTCGTCATTGGCTTCGGCCTCCGGCGCGGGCGGTTGTCCGGCCGGCGCCGGCGGGGCGCTCTCGGCATGGGTGGAGGGCGGCAGCGCGCCGCCCTCCGAGGCGTCGGGTGGTGACAGCGCGGCGGTCCCCGCATCCGCGCTGCCGTCGTCATTGGCTTCGGCCTCCGGCGCGGGCGGTTGTCCGGCCAGCGCCGGCGGGGCGCTCTCGGTATGGGTGGAGGGCGGCAGCGTGCCGCCCTCCGAGGCGGCGGCCGTGGCCACCGCGTCGACCGCAGCCGCCGGGACAGGCCCGGCCTGCAGCACGGAAGGAACGGCAGCCTTCGCCGCCGGCGCTGCCTTCGCCTTCGCCGGCCGCGCCGGCGCCGTCGGGCGCTTCGCCATGATCAACCGGCCGCCGCGGCGGCCTGGATCAGGAACCCGCCCTCGGCGCCGGTCACGTAGGGCCGGTATTCCTCGGTGACGGGGTAGATCCAGCTCTTGCGGTTGCGCTCGTAGTAGGGCTGCTCGACCGCCGGATAGCCGGAGAGCCGGTAGGTGTAGCCGAACGCCGGGACGTTGAAGCTGCCGCCGCGCGGCACATAGGCGAGGATCGCGTCGTTGCCCCAGACGTCGTCGGCCGGATCGTCGTCCGACGCGCCTTCGGCGAGCGCCACCGCCTTGCCGACGATGACCTCGTCGAGGCTGAAGTACTTCGCGAGCATCGCTTCCGTGATGCTGTCGCTCGACGTGTACTTGAACTTCTCCATCAGCTTCGGATGATCGTCGAGCGCGTTGAAGGCCGCGGGGCCGATCACCATGACGTTCGGATAGCGGCCGATCATCCGGCGCACCGCCTCACGGGCTTCCTTCACGTCGGCCTTCGGGTTCGAGTCCGCGTGCGACCACTGGTCGGAACCGGCGAGCGTCATCTTGTTGCCGGCGCCGTAGGTCGCAGGCGCCCGCGCCATGGTCGCGATCTCGACCTCGCGGCCGAGGCCGACGATGTCCTGCACCTGGTTGATCGAGACGCTGGCGAGATCGATCCCCGGCACGGCCGCGGCGTCGGCGCCGATCTCGTCCGGCACCAGCGCCTCCAGCGCCTCCTGCTTCAGGGCGACCGGGTCGGCGGCATAGCCGACCTGGATGCGCCGCGTCTCGGCGCCGGGCGCCCGGCGGGTGTCGATGTAGCGGCGGAACGCCTCCTTGCCGAACTTGATCACCTTCATCGACCGGTTCGGGATGTCCGCCCACGGCAGCAGCCGGGTGCCGACGAACTCGGCGTTCGTATAGCCGCGCGCCTGCGTCGACAGGATCGGGTCGATCACCTGCGCCTGACGGGAGTTCATGGCCTGGGGCATTGCTGTTCCTCGAGAGGGGATCGCCGGGACGGCCGGCCGTCAGCGGATGAGAACGGAGACGCGCGCGCCGGCCGCCGTGGCGGCCGAGAGTGCGACGGCGAAGACGTTCGGGTTCGCCGTCGCCCCCTTCGGGATCGGCTTGCCGTTCGCGTCGGAGATGAGGTCGTCGCCGGCGGCGATCGCCGCGCCGGCCGGCAGGTCGACGAGGCCGATGGCGGTGAGCGCGACCGCGTCGCCGGTGGCGGCGTCGTTGGCGGCGGCGCCCTTGACCTTGCCGTTCAAGCCCGTCGGCTGGTCGTTGAAGCCGACGAGCTGGCGCTCGGCGATCGCCGCCGCGGCGATGGCGGTGAACTTGAGCGTGTCGATGGAGCCCATGAAGCCGGACATGGCAGTTTCCTCTCAGGCGCTCGGGTCGACGGCCTTGACGGCGTCGAGGAAGCTGGTGCCGGGGTGCTGGCGCTGATAGGCGATCGCCTTGCCGTGGATGTCCGCACGCTCGCGATCGACCGTCTTGCCCTCCGGCGCCGCGAACTCGGCCGCGGCCGGCTGGCTGCCGCCCTCCTTCGGCACGACGCCGCCATAGACGACGGCCTTCGGCATCGCGGCGAGAAGGTCGCGCAGCGCCTGGCGCTGTGGCGCCTTCGCCTCCTTCCCGCCCTCCGAGAACGAGATCTCGGTCTCGGCGTCGAGCCCGTCGAGGAGGCCGACGACGCGGTCCTTCAGCGCCGGGATGAGCCGGCCCTCGGCGACGAGCGCCTCGGCGAAGCTCTCGTGCTCGCGGTGGTCGAGCGCGCGGGTGCGGGCGACGAGCGCCGTCTCGCGCGCGGCGAAGTCGGCGGCATCGGCGGCGGGATCGCCGCCGGCGGGCTTGGTCGGCATCGGAACCTCGGGGGTGGGTGTGGTCGGGTCGGCGGGCGCGGAGAACGCCGGCGAGGCGGGCGGCTCGCGGTCTGCGGCCTCGTCGAGCCAGCGGATCTGCCAGTCGGGCACGACGCGGTCTGCGGTCTCCAGCCCGAACTTTTCGATCATCCAGTCGCGGATGCCGCGGAAGAGGCTGGAGACGTCCTTGAGGGCCGGTTCGCCGAACTCGATGATGACGGCGCCGTCGTCTGCGGCCGCGAAGGTGACGGGCTTCAGGCCGGGCACGGCGGGCGCCGCACCGCCGAGAAAGCCGATGTGGCGCGGATACCAGCGGCCGGGCTTCGGGTTGGCGGCGCTGTCCGGGCGGAAGAGCGAGAGCGAGACCTTGCGATAGCGCCCGTCGGCGACGGCCGCGACGAACTCGGCGGCGAGATCGCCGATGTCGGCGAGGAGGCGGCCGGCCGTCTCGTCCCACCGGAAGGCGGCCGCCCAGCCGAACGCCGGGTCGTTGTCGTTCGGATGCCCGACGACGACCGGTGCCGGCGCCGCCTCCGGATCATAGTCCGCGGCGATCGCCGCGAGATCCTCGGCCGAGAACGCCAGCGCGCCGCCGCCCATCGGCACGAAGGTGCCCGGCCGGAAGACTTCGATCGTCCGCGTCTCTGACGTGCTGCCCGCCACCTGGCGCCCCGCAAGCTGATTGCAGGGCGACGATGGGCCGAAGCGTCAACGGGGTCCGCATGACTGCGGCAGCGACTTGACCATTCTTACCGAGTGATGAGCATACTGACCCATGGCCGACGCGCGAAGCGTACATGGGAAAAATCGGAGAAACGAACCGTGGAAGGCACGATAAGGGTACGCAGACTATGGTGGTCTGTCTCGCTGGGTTTGATTATTGCGTGCCCGTCCGCTGCGTCGAGCGATCAAGTCAAGTTCTATGATCAGACCGGCAAGCATGCGGGAACCTATTTGTGTCTACCGGTTGCGATTGGCGGAGTTGCATGGGACGACCATCTGCATGAATGGAATGGAACGCGATTTAGAGTTCCGAATCGGAAGTTAATAGTTGTTGTTAAGACAAACAAATTGCGGAAAATTGGCAAGGCAATTGATGGAGATCCGGCAATGGGATATATTGTAACCTTGAGAGAATCTGAATCAAAAAGCGATAAAAGATGCGAAGGAGATTTTAGAGAGACGCACGATGGAGTTATGAATGACGTATTCATAAGTAGATTTGGAATTATGTCTTGTGCAGACCCTATAAATCAGATGACTATAAATTTCGAAACTGGAAGGTATATGTCGATATACCCTATCGGATACATAGGTGGATCAAATAGTGGAGAGGATACTCCTAGTATAGAAATTGGAACGTGCACAGTTATTCAATGACCTAGCAGGCTGCGGAAAAGGGGTTCTTTGGGTGACGGCCGCGCAAACTCGATCCTCTTCAGGCGGGTTCGGCGGAAATCTGATCCGGCGCGCTGCAGATTTCGCGTTGCGCTTTGCACGGTCGGCGGCGGCGATCTGGTCGAGCTCGACTTTTTCAACAGCCTGCTAGAGGGCGCCCCCCTGTCTAATCACTCCAATATATGGCTCGTTTGAATCGGCCTCGCATCCCGTTGCCGCTAACCCGTCATCCTGCCATTCTAACGCCCCACTAACGGCGGTTGCCGGAGGCGCCCGCTGGCGTGGTGCGGCGCGCCGAAAATTCGCACCCACGGGGCTCCTATTCAATGCTGAGTTACCCGACTGCCACTGGTCTATGGAGGCCTCGCTACTGAGCTTGCTGTAAGCTGGCGCGGGGCGTCGAGGAGAGGGCCGCATGAGCGACTTGACAAATGAGGGCGCCGAGGCTGCTGGGGAGATTGCCAAGACGACAGGCAAGGCGGTCGATGCGGCAAGGGATTTGGGAGGGTGGCTGAATCGCATTTTTGGCGAAGCAGTCGAGCACACAGTTGGTATTATTTGGACAGATAAAGTTCGAGAGAGGCGCATAGCGAGCTCAATTTATTCATGGGCTCGCCTAAGAACCCTATTAGAGAAGACAGAGGCAGAGCTTGAGCGCAAGGGGATATCAAGATATAGGATTCCACCCGCGAAGATTATGCTTCCATTACTCGAGAATGCAACATTGGAAGATGATGAATCACTTCAATTGCTTTGGGCGAAACTTCTGGCGACGGCCTTAGACGAGGCCGGAGAGGAGGTTCATCGAAAATTTGTGACGATATTGTCGGAGTTGACAAGAGGTGACGCTGAAACCCTCGAAAAGATATGGTTAAATTGGAGAATTATGGACAAGAAAACAACGAGAAGCCAAACTGTAACATATGGCCCGGGCGTCGATGGTGCATGCGCTCATAAGGAGTCATCCATAATCACCCTGAATCGTCTTGGAATAATCGAGCCTGCATATCTAAAATTTAAAACATTCTCCTCTCCGCAGAATTATTCGGACCCAGATTTCTTTCCGCGTGAGGAGGAAGTAACTATTCCTGGAGATCTTGACGTTGTTTCAATTACTAAACTTGGTGAAGAGTTCTGCTTATCTGTCTTGGGGACTTGAGAGTTGTATTGGTTTCGATTTTATGGGAATTTGATCGCTGATGAGTGAAGCAGCGTCATAGAGTTACGAATTGATCGACAGCCAATTCTCGAATATCTCGCCGATCGCCGTCCGCTCGGCCACGCCGAAGCCGAGATAGGGGCGCGCCGGGATCGTCACCGCGAGGCCGCGGCCGGCCTGGCCACCGAACTGGTGGATGGCGCCATAGACGACGTTCGTTCCGACGGTCGCCGAGGTCGCGTCGGAGCGCGGGGCGATCGAGCCGATCAGCCGGCCGCTGGCGCGCAGGATGGTGACGCCGCCCTTGCCGCGGCGCCTGCGGGCGACGAGCGTCGCCGGCGAGAGGCGGCGCCAGCGGTTGCCGTCAGGGTCGGTTTCGCTCTCGAAGCGGTCGTGCACCGCATTGAGCATCACCTCCCGCACCTCGAGCATCGGTTCGGAGAGGTCGCCCAAGTGGCGCAAGAGCCGCGCCGCCTTACGGCGGAGGTCCGCGTCGTCGACGGTGACGGTGTACTCTACGCCGGCCATGCTTCCATCCCGGCGGCGCCGGCCCTATAGTCAGCGTGCACGTTCACCCCTTCCCGGCGGTCCGGGTCTCGGGGCGCGGCGCTGGGCGGCCCGACCGATGGCCGCCCTTTTCATTTTCCCGGCCGGCGATAGAGCAGCGCGCCCGTGCGCTGGCGGTTGAGATAGTCGGCTTTCGCCGCTTCGCTCTTGCCGGCCTTCGGCGTGAACGAGGTGACGCCCGACCAGCCGGTGCGCGACCATTCGAACAGCGTCAGGCCGCCGGCGGCCGGATCGAACCTCAGATAGCGCCGGACGAGCCGGGGCGCGGTGCGCCCGACGTCCCACGCCCAATCGACCCAGATCTCGTCCGGGTCGCGGATCGCCTCGGCGAGCCGCAGCGCCTCCGGGCCGCGCGTGCCCTTGCGCACCTTCCATCCGCCGCTCGCCGCCTGGAACAGCTGGTCGGAGATCACCAGCGCCTGGCCGGCCTTGTCGCGCCAGACGACGCCCTGGCCGATGGCCGCGCCGAACTCCCCGAGGAAGGCGGCGACGTAGTCCTCGGAGGCCTGCCCCTCCGGCAGCCGCGGCGCTTCGATCGGCCTGGCGATCGAAGCGAGCGGCGGCTCGGTGGTGATCATCCGCGGGCCGATCGCCTCGGCCGGCGCGAGCGGCGCCTGAAGCTCGGGCGGCACGAGACCGCGCTCCCAGGTGTCTCCCGGCTGGTAGCGCCATTCCGGCGGCACGGCCTCGGCGATCTCCGCGGCGGTCGGCGGCACATCGCCGCCGCTCTTGCCGAGCCGCGCCATGTCGCGGTCGGAGAGCGTGCGCACGCCGCAGGTGCAGCCCCAGTCGTTCGGCGGATAGATGCGCGACCAGATCGGGTCGTCGTGCCGGTACACCTTACCGTCGAGCGCGACGTGGTCGGCGCGCGGGCTCTTCGGCTTGCGCAGCACGCCGTGGCGATACTGCCACCACGGCCGCCGGGCCGCGACCTCGCGCATCTGCTTCAGCCGCCCGGCCTGGTGCGAGGTGCGCAGGTTCGTCTCGATGATCGTCCGCGCCCGCCACGCACGGCTGGCGGCGGTGTCGGACCCGGTCCAGCCGGTCCATCCGTGCTCGCCGACGATGCGCTCGAAGTCGCGCCGGAAGTCGGCCGCCGTGCCGCCGGTATCGGCGATCTTGACCACGGCCGCCTGGAGATCCTCGACGAGCGCCGTCGCGGTGGCGCCGGCGACGATGAAGCCGCGGTCGTGCCCGGCGTGCATCAGGTCGGTGTAGCGGCGCGACGGCAGCGCCACCTTGCCGCGCAGGAATGCGACCTGCTCCTCGAACGGCCGGCCGCCCCACTCGACCGCGGCGGCGTCGACGGTGCCGGCCGCCTCGTCGACGACCTCCGCCCGGCCGGCGAGCTCGGCGAGCACCAGGCCGTCGCCGATCGCCGTGGCGAGCCCGTCGACCGGCAAGCCCGCTGCCACCGTCAGGAGCGCCTGGCTGACCGCGGCGAGGTCGTCCGAGGCGGCGATCGCCGTCTTAAGACGCGCGACGAGGGCCTCGATCTCCGGTGCGGCGGCGCGGTCGGCGGCATCGACGAGCCCCGCCGCCTCGCTGTCGGCGAAGCAGGCCGGGCACGTCGCCGGCGCGGCGGCGAACAGCCTGTCGAAGGCCGAGAACGCGGGCTCGGGCTCCTCGTCGCCGTCGCCGTCGGCCACGCCGGCCGGCTCGGCCGCCGCCGGCGGCGTCTCCGGCTCGCGCAGGAGCGGCTGCCGATCGGCGCCGGCGGCGCGCAGCAGGTCGACGACGAGGCCGTCCGCGCCGGTGGCCGCCGCCTCCAGGAGCCGGAGCATGTAACCGGGCACCCGGATACGGTCGAGGAAGGCCGCCGCCCGCTCGGCCGCTTCGATCTCGGCGACGTCGGCCTCGGCCTTCTGCTTCCGCGCCGCCTGGATCTCAGCCTCGTTTGCCGGCCGCGGCCGCCAGACCCGCGGCGGCTTGGCGCCGGGCACGTTGTAGTCGGTCAGCCACGGGAGCAGGGTTTCGGCGAACGTCGCCGACTGAAGGTCGCCGTCGGCGTCGACGAGCTGGTCGAGGATCTCGGCGTGCGTCTCGCTCGCCGCGCGCGAGCCGCCGCCCTGGATGTTGGTCGTCAGCGTCTCGCCGAGCACGCACTCGGAGATCTGCTCGTCCCAATAGCGGCACCACGCCTCATAGCCCGCCTCGCCGGCGCGCTTCGCTTCGAGGTAGTCGAGTTCGGTTCCGATCGGCACCAGGATGGCGGCGCCCTCGGCGAGCTGCGCGAGCGAGGAGAGGAGCTTCGCCTGATCGTCCGGCAGCATCCCGACCGGGTGCTTGCCGACCGGCACGGGCGCCGCGAACCGCTCCAGGAAGTGCAGCCAGAAGCTCACGCCCTCGCGCTTGAACAGCACCGCCCAGAAAAGCCGCGTGCCGAGGCCGAGGCCATAGGGGTTGTTCCCGCGCACGCCGAAGCGGTGGACGATGAAGTTGCGGTCCGGCAGCGCGATCCCGTCCGCCATCGCCTCGCGCGTGAGAAGGCGCGGCCGCCAGTCGGCATCGAAGACGAACCGGCGCGGGTCGTGCGCGACGATGCGCTCGGGCACGACGTGCGCGCCGTCGCGCATCCACACGATCTCGGCGACGGCGAAGCCCTTCAGCGTCGCATCGCCGAGGTCGGCCGTGATGCGGTCGAACGGCAGCGCCTTGAGCACCGCCTCGGTGAGGTCCGCGGCCTTCGCCGAGGCGGCGTCCGTGCCGCCCGCCTCGACCTCCCACGCCCGGCCGACCAGGTGCGTCTTGCGCTTCGTCAGCACCGCATAGGCGTGCGGGTCGCGCTCGATCTCGTCATAGAGCGCGAGGCCCCTGCCGCCGGCCTTGCGCAGAAGCGTCTCGTCGAGTGGCCGGAGCGTCGTCGTGAAGCCCGGAATGGTGATGTCGTTGCGGACGTTGGCGATCAGCGCGCGCGACGCCGCCGGCAAATTCTTGCGCGAAGGCGGGTCCTTGCGCGAAGCCTCGATCGCCCGCGCCTTCGGCTTCTTGCTCATAGCCGGTAGCCTCCGGTCGGGCTCGCGCGGCGCGGCACGGTCTTGATCGCCGACGGGTCGAGCATGGTGGCGCCGTAGTGGATCGCCCCCGACCACAGCATTTCGAGCGCGTCCGGCCCGTCGTCGTGGTCGTCGGCGTGCTCGGGGTGCCAATGCCGAAGCTGCTCGAGGAGCGTCGCCTGGCTCTGGTGGAAGCGGATCGCGCCCATCGCCGTGTACGGCTGCAAGCGCTCGATGCGGAGCGTCTTGTCGGTCGACGGCGTGACCGGGACAGCGGGCAGCGCCACACCCTGTTGGAGCGCGCGCACCATCAGCTCGGTCCGCAGGAACTCCTGGAACTGGACGCTCTCAACGAACCACAGCTGGCAGGCGTATTCCTTCTGCATGGCGATGATGTCGGCGATGATGGTGTCCGGCAGCCGCCGACGGATCGAGGCCTCGACCACGTCGAGCACCGGATGGCGCCCGGTGCGGTCGAGCCCGCCGACGAGGATCGCCGACGGGTCGCGGCCGCGCCCGCGCTTGCCGAGCGAGGGATCGACCGAGCCGAAGAAGATCCACTCCCGCCGCTTCATCACCCAGAAGGTGAGCGCCTGGAACGGCGAGCCCTCGACGATCGGCTCGCCCTGCTGCTCGCTCGCGAAGGCGGACGAGCTCTCGGCCCGTTCCGTCATCAGCTGCAGGAGCGTCTGCATCGCCGGCCAGTTGAGCACGGCGCCGTCGTCCATCCAGTCGCGGTTCTCGGCGTAGAACGCCTGCGCCGCCGCCTCGCCGTCGTTCGCCAGGATCTCGCCGAAGCGGTCCCATAGCGCGAGGTCGGACGGCAACGTCATGAGCGCGCGGAAGCGCGCCACCCGCCAGCCCGGCCGGCGTGCGTTGCGGATCAGCACCGCGTCGTGGTGCAGCACCGTGCCGATGTGCAGGAGGTCGATGGAGCCGTTCGCCGGCCCGAGCTTCACGACGCTCTTCAGCACCCACGTTTCGAGCTTGTCGCGCTGCTTCGCCGAGGCGACGTTCTCGTCGTTCTCGATGTCGTCGAGGACAACCAGGTCGGGCCGGTGCGGCCCGTGCCGGCGGCCGCGCAGCTTCATGCCCGAGCCGGCGCCCTGGATGCGGACGTTGTTCGCGAGCACGATCTCGCCCTCGCGCCACACCCGGCCGGTGCCGGCGATCTCCGGAAAGTCCATCGCGAGGCGCGGGTTCACCTCGCACTCGACCTTGATCGCCTCGATCTGGAGGACGGCCTGTGCCCAGCTGTCCATCACGACGAGGGCGTACCGCGTCCGGCCGATGATCGACCGCCAGAGCGGATAGACGAGCGAGATGAGCGTCGACTTGGCCGAGCCGCGCGGCGCGATGATGACGTCGCGCGCGCCGCCGCCCGCCGCGGCGATCTCCGGCAGGCGGGCGAAGAGGTGCGCATGGAGGAGCGACGGCGCGGCCGTCAGGTAGTGCGGAAAGTAGGTCTCGGCGAAGAACTGGAACCCGGTCACCGGGTCCTGCACCTTCCGCCGGCGATCGGCCCGCGCGGCCGGGTCGGTGGGGAAGGCCTCGCAGTCGAGCTCGACGCGCAGCCGCAGCGCCGCGACGAGCTTCTCGACCTCGTCGCCGAAGCGGTCGGGGCCGATCTCCGGCTGAAGCCGCAGCCGGCCGGGCAGCGGGCTCATCGGCGGAGTGCTCACCGGTAGGCTTCGGCGAGCACGTCGCCGAACGGCTCGAGCACTTCGAGAAGCGCCGGCGCGTGGCCGGGGAAGTCGCGCGCAACGAACTCGCCGAAGCGCTTCAGGACGTCCATCGCGACGCCGAGCTCGGAGATCTTCGGGCTCGCGCGGCCGGCGGCCTTGATCGTCTTGTTGAACGAGTCGGCGAGGCTGGCGAGCACCTTCGCGCGGTTGATCGGGTCGATGTCGGCGCCTTCTTTCAGGGCGTCGATCGTCGCCTGGTGCTGGATGACGTAGTCCTCGATCAGCGTCGCGATGAGCGCGTCGAGGCTCTCGCCCGAGGCGATCGCGGCCGCCCGCGCTGTGTCCCAATCGTCGCCCGCGAGCCGTGCCGCCGCCTTCCATCGCCGCAGCGTCGGCTCGGACACGCCGAGGCCGATGGCGATCGTCGGCAGCTGCTGGCGCTCGGACACGTAGCGCCGTCGCGCCTCGCGCAGCCGCTCGTCTCGCCCCTCCGCCATGATGTCCTCAGGACCCGCCGCCCTTGAGCGAGTGGGTGATCAGCGCGACGCCGACCGAGACCACCGCGCCGGCGACGGTGCCGAGCGACACGGCCCGCGCCTCGACATGGCGAAGCCGTCCGTCGATGCCGTCGACCTTGGTCTCGATCCGCTCCGAGCGCGCGTCGATCGCGTCGAGCCGGGCGACGATCTGCCCGAGCTGGTAGTCCGTGCTGCTGGTCACGACATGCTCCCGATCGCCTTGCGGGCGGCCGCGGCGAAGTCCGGCGCGGCTGCCGTTCCTTCGAGATCGAGCCGCGCCCAGATCTTCGCGGCGATGCCCTCCGGCCCGCCCGCCCATCGCACCAGCGCCGGCGCCTGGTCGACCGCGTAGCGCAGCGCCTCGGCGAGCACCGCGTTGCCGACGTCGACCCGCAGCACCCGGCCGCGCGCCGCGCCGGCCGCCGTGTTGATGCCGTAGCCGATGGCGCGATCGAGCAGCTGCTCGACGCGCAGCACCGCGAGCATGTTGGCGAGTTCGCCCGGCAGCCGCCGGAGCAGCGCCGCGACGGCCGCCGCCACCAGGATGCCGAGGTTGTCGCCGGCGAAGTGCAGCACCGCCGCGGTCCAGTCGCCCCAGGGCAGCGCGACGAGGCTGCCGGCGACAGCGGCGTCGTCGGCGAAGGCGGACGGGCCGACGAGGAGAACCGCGACGGTGAGCGCGAGCGCCGCCGCCCCCCGGCCGAGATGGCGCCGCGCCAGCAGCGCCGCGACGGTCGCACAGGCGGCGATGCCGCCGATGACGAAGCCGGGCCGCGCGGCGCCGAGCTCGACGAGCACCGCGAGGCCAGCGAAGACGAGCGCCGATGCCATGCACGCGGCGACGAACCAGATGATCCCCTCACGCATCAGGACTTCCCCCGATCGCCGTGGCGGCCTTCGTCGCCCACATCACGGCTTCCTCGATCTTGGTGAGCGCGAGCGCCTGCTCGCGGGAGCGCGGCATCTCGGCGACGACGCCGTAAAGCAGCGTGCCGAGGCACTTGGCGGCGCCGATGGCGTCGACCGCCTCCGGCGACAGCGGCCGGGCGGCGATCCGCATGGGATCGCCGTGCTTGGCGGCGACGATGCCGGCTGCTTCGGCGAGGCCGCCATCGTCGGAGGTCGGGTCGATCAAGGGATGGTCTCCTCAGTCGAGATCGAGATAAGCGCCATGCACCCAGCCCTCGTCGCCGCCGGCGGCGACGAGGAACCAGCGGGCCGTGTCGCCGCCGTTGGTGTAGACGCCGGAGCGGATCACGCGGGCGCGGGCGCCCTTCGGCAACGTCTGGATGATGTTGTCGGCGAGCGACGGCCAGCGGCGCTGATTGACGCCGGTCGTCGCCGTTGCGTCGCAGCCGTCAGCCGCGGGCTCCTCCTCGCCGCTGCCGTCGAACAGCACGCGGTCGCGCAACTCCTCGAGGGGGAACTGCGGCCCGGTGTCGACCTTGCGGCCCGGCGAGATCTGCCAGTGTGTGGCGATGAAGCCGATCGTCGGATAGGCGGCCTTCAGCGCGAGGCAGAGCGCCGAGCCGGCGCCGATCTGCGCGTCGCTGTACTGAAGCCAAAGACCTTTGCCATGAACCTCGGACGAATACTCGTCGACGATCATCCCCGCTTCGAGGGTGAGCGCGTAGCCATCGCCATTGCGGTAGGTGCTGAGGCCGGTTCGCGTGAGCTTGCCGGGGCTGGCGAACTCGATCCCGAGGGTGAAGCCGTTGCAGCCCGAGCGGCCGCGCCACGACGACGTCCCCGCGTGCCACGTCACCACGTTGAACGGCGCGAGCTGGGTGATGCGCCCGTCGCGATGGACGACGACATGGGCCGAGGCCTTGGCGCGCTTGTCGCACAGCCAGCCGACAGAGCCCGCGCCGTCGACGTCGCCGGCGGTGTCGTGGACGATGATCCCCTCGGGCACCAGCGCACCGCCGTGGTTCGGCGTCGCTCGATAGGGCACGGTCGCGCCGTCGACGATGAGCTTGTGCGACTTGATCGCGTAGGACATGGCGGCCCCCGGTTGCAGGAGCCACCGTGCGCGTCGTGCGCGCCGCCGTCCGCATGACCGCGTCAGCGGTCGGGCGATGCCGCCCCGCCGAAAAGGTCGATCTGGCGAGGGTCGACCCGCCGAGCCCGCGGCGCGCCCTTGATCAGCCGGTACACCGACCGCTCGGAGAGCCCGAGCTTGAGGGCGATCGCCTGCGTCGTCTCGCCCTCGGCCTTCAGCGTCCGCGCCGCGTCGCGGAGCGCCGGTCGCGGCGGGCCGGCCCGCGACACGTAGATGTGCTGGCCGCCCATCGCCGCGATGAGACGATCGGCGATCGGCCGGTCGAGCTGCGCGACGAGGTGCCCCTCAGACCAACGGCTCGGGACCCAGAGATTGAGGCCCGGCAGCGTCGCCGCCAGTGCGTCCGCGACGTCCCGGCCGCAGATTGCCGCGACGTCGCCCATGTCGCCGCTATAGCGCGCCTGGTTGTCCTTCGTCGTCAAGGCGCGCGCTCCGGCTTCGACAACAACGGACCGATGCGCCGCGGCGCCCGAAATGACCGCGTCATCCGTCGACCTCCCGATCGGCCGCAGGCTCGCGCCGTCCGGCAACGAGAGTGCGCCGCGTCGGATGGTGGCGAAGCGCCGTCACGACCGCGGTCGTCTCGATGCCGGCACGGAGAACCAGGCGCACGCCGTCGACGCGCACGGCCGAGGCTCCCGCCGCGGCGCCACGCTCGGCCGCCGCGGCGATCACCTCGCGCACCGCCTCGACGTCCACGCCGCGCGCTCGCCATGCGGAGAGGTCGTGGACGCGTGCGCCGGCCAGATAGCGAAGCACCGCGAGGTCGGTGACGACGAGCTTCTTCATCGTGCAGTCTCCCGTTGGCGGGCGAGCGCGCCGCGCAGCTTTCGGCCGAGTGCCCGGATCGTCTGGTCGAGTTCCCGCGCCGGGAAGGCGTGCCAATGGTCGAGGGGCTGCCCTTCGAAGCGCGGCGGCCGTCCGGCGACCTTGCAGACGTAGGGGCCGAGATCGTCCTCCGGCCGGTCGCGATCGAGGACGCGGATCGCGCCGAGGGCCGCGAGCCGCCGCCACTGCGCCTCGATCACGGCGACCCGGCCGGCGGTCGGTCCGGCATCGCGCGCCGGCCAGCGGACGCCGGCGTCCCGCGCCATCCAGCCCTTGAGGCCTTCGATCGCCCGGTTCGCCAGCGCGCCGTCCTCGCCCGTCAGAAACCGGGTGTGCGTCACGCCGGTCTGACGCTGCACGAACGCGATCAGCGCCCGGTCGTCTGCGCTCCGCGCGACGCCGAGGTTCCAGGCCGACAGCCAGAGCGCCCGCAGGATCGCGGCATACCGGCCGGAGGCGGTGGCAGCCGCCGAACGTCCGCCGGCGAGCGGCCGAAGCGCCTCGATCACCCGGCCGGCCTCGGCCTCGCTGAGAGTGCGAGACGAGCGCTTGCCGGTCTCTCGCTCGATGATCGCCCGCCGCGCCTCCTCGTCGAGGCCGGCGCGCTTGGCGATCGCGTGGATCGCGGCGATCTGGCGGGGTGTGGCGGTCACGATGCCACCTCCCCACGCGCCCAGGCATCGGCGGCCGCCTTGGAGAAGGCTTCGTAGGAATGCCAAGCCCTCTCTCGGCGCTGCTCCGCTTGGAGATGCGCGCGCTCGGCCTCGTTCCGCCGCAGGGGTGACTTGGCGCCGAGCTTCTGCTCGAAGGCTGCGCTCGCCTCAGTCGCCGCCTGCCGATATCGCTCGAAGGCCGCATCGGCCTTCTGGTGCAGCCGCCGGCTGCGCACGAACCAGAGATCACGGGGCCGGATCAGGGCACGGATGTGGACGGCCTCGACCAGCGCGAGGAGCTCCTCGCGGTCGAGATCGGCGATGGCGAGGTCGGTACTCACGACGCGTTCTCCGCGCAGTCGCCGCAGAGCGACATCTCCGGCCACGGCTTCGTGCCCATGCGCTCGAATCCGCCCGGCCGGTTGGCGCCACACCAGCGGCAGATGCCGATCCGGTCGCCGGGCGCGCCCTCCCGCCGCATCTGCATCCGTACGAGCGTGATCGCTCCCGGCGTCGCCTCCGGGCCGAGCGTCGCGACGATGTCCTTGTCGCTGTGCCGCGTCGCGACGAGCGACCGGATGGCGCTTTCGATCGCCGCGTCGATCACCGCCGTTCCCCCTCGATGAGCGCGAGGCGTGCTTGCGCGTCGCCTGCGGGGCGCGGCACGCGCTCGGCCACGTCGTTGCAGATCGCCGTGATCTCGTTCCAATCGAGCGCGCCGGTGCGCCGGGCGGTCTCGATCACCATGACGAGCGCGGTCCGCGCGCCTTCGCGCGAGCCGTCGAGGCCGGCCGCCGCCTCGGCGATGGCGAGCCGGCCGGCGGCGGCGCGCAGCTGCGCGGCGAGATGGAGCACGCGCACCCGCAGCCGACCGGCGCCGGCGCGCGCCAGCGGCGCCGTCGCCTGCTCGACGAGGCGGAGCGCCACGTCGAGATCGAGCACCAGGGCGGCCACCGGGCGCATCTAGCGTCCGGCCTCCGCCAGCTCGGCGGCGAACGGCTCGACGTAGAAGTCCTCGCCTTCGCTGCCGATCTTGATTCCCGGCACGCCGCGCGCGACCGCCGCCTCGGCGAGCATCGCCTCCTTGTTGGGCTCCTCCTTGGTGCGCACGAAGCGCTGCAGCCCGAGGCCCTTCAAGCGCTCGATCAGGCTCGCGACGTCCTTCGGCATCGAGACGCGCGGGTTGCGCAGACGCCAGCCGACCACGCCGGTGCCGAGGTCGGCCGACTTCACCTTGCCACCGGCGGTCAGGGCGGCGCGGTTCGCCTCGCTCCAGATCCGAAGCCCTTCGGTCTTGGCGGCGAGCTCCTCGCGCAGCGGCTCGGCCAGCGCCTCGACCTCGGCCTTGATCCGGGCGAGCGCATCGCCGAGGTCGGCCTCTCGCCGGGCGAGCTCGCGGTTGATCTCGCCGATGCGGGCGACGGCGCCCGCCGCCTCTTCCTTCGTCTGCGGCACGGGCAGGTTCGCGCCGCGCGTCTTGGTTCTGGCCTTAGCCATGTTCGGTCTCCTCGTTGGGGACAGGCGTCACCGGCGAGCCGGGGCGTTGGGCGGCGGACGGGCTCAAGCCGTATCTCCGCCGTCGTCGAAGGCCGGACGCCGCGGGAAGGCGACGACGTTCGCGCCGAGATCGGCGCGCGGTGCCGCGGTGCGCGCCGACGGCGGCCCGCCCGTCCGTGCGAAATCGAACAGTTGGTCTCCCGCGCGGTCCGGCGAGGCCCGGCGACGACGGGCGACCATCTCGAGCGTCACGCAGCGGTGCGCCGCCCGCATGCCGATCGCGAGGATCTCCACGTCCTCGGCTGCGATCGTCAGCGACGCGCCGCGGTGCTGCTGCAGAAGTTGCGAGCAGGCGCGCAAAAACGTCTCGAGGTCGCCGAGCGTGCCGATCGCGATCATCGGCCGTCCTCTCGATTGGTGTTGTTCGGGCACTGGCGGCACGCCTGCCAGTGCTTGAGCGCGTCCCGGCTCGCCGTCGGCATCGGCCGCGTGCGATGGGTCAGGCAGTCGGCGGGCGGGATGTCGCGACCGAGGTGCGGACACGCGACGAGGTCCGCGAACGTCTCCAGGATGCGGGCGCGCAGCTTGCCGACGTCGGCCGTGTAGCGGCCGGCGAGCGCGAGGCTCACGGAGGAGCGGGCGTAGCCGAGCCGTCGCGCGGTGGCCGTGATCGAGCCCTCACGGGCGACCGCATCGGCGAGCAGCGCGCGCGCCCGCTCGTCGAGCTGCGGATAGTCGTTCACCGGGCGGGGCGGCACGGCACCACCTCTCGGAGATTGTGGTCGTAAATCGCCCCGCCCTGGCGGATCGCCGGAGCGAGTGGGCCGGTGTCGCGCAGGAGGCGAAATACCTTGGTCCCGCGGCTGAACCGCCCGTGCGCGCCGGCGCGCGTCGACAGCGTCGCGACATACCCGGCCCGTTCGAGCGCGCCGAGCCAGCGGCGGAGGTTGCTGTCGGGGTCACTGTCGCCGTCACGCGCCGCGAGGGTGATGATATCGGCGAGGCCGAAGCGACGGCGGAGCCGCATGGCCGACCATGCGCGCTGCCGGAAACTCGACGACGGCGGCGGCCGCGGCCCGGTATGAGGGCCGCGCGGTCCCGAGCGCATCGCCTCGCCTCTGGAGAGGAACGCGCGTCCCTCCTCGGTCAGTTGGAAAGTGCCGTCCTCGTGGCGGTCGATGAAGCGACGCGAGACGAGGCGGGCGACTGCTACGATGACACTGTGGCGGTCCATCGGCAGGTGTGCGGCGATCGCGTCCGCCGTCAGCACGCCCCGGCCGATCGCTCCGAGCACCGCAATCTGCCATGTCGCCGTGCCGGCCATGTCAGATGCCCTCCGGGACGATGATCGGCTGCCCGGTGCGGCGGTCGTTGACGATCGCCACGCCGGCCATCGCCGCCAGCGTCACCAACTCGCCGCCGGCGTTGCGCTTCCCCCATCGCTCGATCGTCGCCAGCGCCTCGACGATCTCGCGGTTGAAGCCGTCCGTGACGCGGCAGACGAAGTCGGCGAGGCAGTCGGCGACCGGCACCTCGCACAGCGTGTCGGCGAGCGCGCGCACGTCGGCGGCCGTCGCCGGCTCGAACCGGACGTACTGCGCGACCCGGGAGGCGACCTGCGGCAGCAGCACCAAGTTCTCGCGGATGCGTCCCATCCCCACGAGGATGAAGACCACGTCTCCGAGGTCCGAGAAGTCGCGGATGCTCTCCATGATCCGCGAGTTGCGGCTGATGTGGTCGGCCTCGTCGATGACGACGGCGAACGTCTTCTTGGCGCGCGCCATCGCCGACTGGCGCGACAGCATCGCCTCCATGGCCTGCGCGAAACGCCGCTGATAGGAGTGCTGCGGCGTGATCCGGAACTCGTCGAGCAGATCGTTGAGGAACCAGCCGGGGGTCCATTCCTTCTTGGCGCGGAGATAGACGACCTCGTTCTCGACCGCCCAACGCTGCAGCGTCGTCGTCTTGCCGAGGCCGGGGCGGCCGTCGACCACCATCAGGCAGGCCTCGGCCGCGCCTCGCCGCTCCAGCGAGCCGAGCGCGGCGTGAAAGCGGGCGACGTTGGCGGTTTCCGCAAATCCGATCTTCAAGGCGATCCCCCTTGTCTAGGCACTCAGGCGGCGTTCCGGGCGATCGCCCGCAGCGCGGTGACGTCCACCCCCTCGATCGCGAGAAGGCGTTGCATGGTCGGTTGCGTGGCGATCTCCGCCGCGAGCGCGCGGTCGCTCGCCGTGGCGGCGTCGGGATGGTCGATGATCCAGCGCGCCCACGAGACGTCGTCGTCGAAGCGAGGGCGACCGTCGGGCCGGATCGCGGCCGGGCGCGAGGCAGGAGCCGGCGCCGGCCGCTCGGTCGCGACGATCGGGGCGACCGGCGGGCTCGTCCGACCGTCGATGAGCGCGGCGGGCCGCAACTCCTGCCGCACGACGTCGAGCTTCTTTTCGAGGCGTTTGAGCCGGCCGCGGTTGCGCCGCTCCATCGCCGCCTGTTCGGCGGAGACGGGCACATAGCGGGTCCGGTGCCCGCCCCACGCGGCGACCGCGATCAGCCGGCCGGGCTGGCGCTCGCCGTCGACGAGGTCGATCTCGCGGACCCAGACGCGGCCGGCGTCCTTGAGGTCGTAGCCGACGATCACCTCGCGCCCGTGGAAGGGCTCCAGCTCGACCGCGAAATACTCGTTGCCGAGCCACTCGACGATGCAGCGCCGCGCCTTGCGCACCTCCCAGGGTCGGAACAGGTCGTCGGCCTCCTCAGCCGACACCGTCAGCGGCTCGAAGCCGGCCGAGCGGGCGGCGGCCCACATCTCGTCGGGGCTCGCGTGGCGAGGCTTGCCCGTCTCGGGGTCGCGGATGCGCGGCAGCCCGGTGTGCGGCCGCTCGTTGTAGCGGGCGATGGCGTCCTCGGCCGCCGCCAGGAAGTCCGCCCACGCCGGCAGCAGGGCCGACGCGCCGACGAGCGCCAGGTCGCGCCGCGTGCGCTTGTGGACGGCCGTCTTCGCCTCGCGGTCCATGTCGCGCGAGATGTAAGTCGGCACCTCGCGGGCGAGGGTCGACCACATCTGGTTGACGCGCTCCACGAGGCCCTTCGCCTGGCTGTTGTAGGGCAGCGCCCGCATCGGCGTGATGTCGAGCCGGCCGAGGAGGCCGGTCAGCGGCGCGTCCATCGCGGCGTTGCGGTAGCCCGAGCCGCGGTCGGTATAGAAGAGCGCCGGGATGCCGGCCGCGCAGCAGGCGGCGCGCAGCGCGTCGGTCACCGCCGAGGCGCTCTCGTCGAGCGCCGCCGACCAGCCGACGATGCGCCGGGTGTGCGCGTCGATGATGGTGGTGATTTCCGGCCGGAAGGGCTGGCCGTGGATCGGGTGCGCCACCTCGCCGTCGAAGGTCTTGCCGTCGGCGACGTAGACCGAGGTCGGCAGGAGGTCGGACGTGTCGCGCGACTTGTACGCCTGCAACGACTTCAGCGCCTGCGGCCCGAGCCGGCCGCGCGCCCGGTCGACGGCGCCGAGCTTGCCGAGCGCGATCTGCACCTGCCGATAGGTCGGCAGGTCCGCCGCCGGCGCCGAGCGCCGCCACATGTCGAGGGCGTGCGCCACGGTCCGCTTCTGCGGCGTCGCGTAGAAGCGAAGGAAGTCCCGGAGCCACGGCGCCGGCGCCTCGGCCGTGCGCGTCGGTTGCGGCGCGAGCGCCGTCACGCCGCCGTCGCCCTTCGCCGATCGCCAACGGTAGAGCGACCGCTCGGAAAGCACGCCCGATCCGTCCGATCGGTCGTTCGCCCGTACCGCGGCTGCCGCGAGGTCGGCCGGTAGCTGACCCGCGACGCTGTCGGCGGCGAGCGATCGCACCGATGCCGTCACGGTCATCCCGTCGACGGCGACACGCCGCTCGACCTCGATAAGGATCGCCGCCCGTGCCTCCATCGCGCCCCGCTGCCGGCCTGTCAGAGCCGTCGCCGCCGCGGTTGCGATCTGTCGCCGGTCGGCCTCTGCCCTCTCGACGAGCGCGCCCGCGGCCAGTTGCCGCCGCGACCGGACATCGAACGCCTTGCGCGCGGCGACCGGGAGCGCTGACAGGGGGTACTCCCGGCCGCCGCCCCGCCCTTGCCTCTCCCGAGACGGCCAGGCCTCGCGCCGGGCTCGGATCTGAATTGCGCGCTCCGTCGAGGGCAGGCCCGGCAGGGTCTCGGCCGCCCATTCTCGGGCCGTCCGCCAGATCTCGGCCCCGTCGCTCACCGCGCGGCCCTCCGCGCTGCTTCCCGCGCGGCCCAGTCGACCGCCTCCCGGCTGAGACCGCGCGCCAGCGCCTTCTTTCGCTCGCGCAGGCGCCGCTCCTGGATTTCGAGCACCATCAATTCGCCGAGCGCCGCCGCCTCCGACGGCACCGCCTTGTGCTCGCAGCCCTCCGCGATCAGCATCACGAGGCGCGGATCCTCCGTGACGTGGAACAGGGCCGGCACCAGCTCGGCCGGTAGCCGCCACTCGGCCGCGGACGGTGCGCAGAAGCGGTCGAGCATGTGCTTCGAAACCTCGCGCTCGGGATCGAGGCGCGAGATCGCCGCCGCCACGTCGTGCCGGTCGAGGCCGAGCCGCTCCTTCGCCGAGGCGAGGACGTCGGTCAGGGTCTCGCGGACGGCGAGGCCGAAACCGGCGAGCGGCACGCGCGGCGGATCGAAGAAGCTGCGCTGAGCCGGATCGAACACGGTGCGGGACCGCCGGGTCATGGCCGCCTCGCGCGGATTTCGACGAGGCGCACCATCCCGAGCGGCGTGATCGACGCCTTGATCGAGAGGCGGCGGAGCGCCGGGTTCGCGACGCGCAGCTCCTCGCGCGCCCGCCGCGCCGTGTACCGCTGATCCAGCTTGCGCAGCCGCCCGAGATCGTCGACCGCGGCCTCGCCGCCGGCGGCGAGAAGGTCGGCCATCACCATGTTGCAGGTCGGCCGTAGGCGGACGGCGCGACCGTCACGGATGATGACCGCCGAGACCGGATCGTGGGTGACGCCGGCGGGGATCATCGGTGCTCGCCCGCCCAGCCGGTCGCGGCATCGGCGACGATCTCGGCGACGCCGCCGGCCAGGGCTGCCGCTGCGATCGCGCCCATGAGCACCAGGGCGACCAGAGCGGACAGGCCGCCACTGTCAGCCGGGGTGCGCGTCTTCACCCGCCGGCCCAT